GAGATGCACCAGAAGGAATGGGTACACTCTTAACGAGGTAAACACCTGCCGCCTGTACATCGACTTTAATCTGTGATGCTGTTCTGTTAGCTAAGTTACAACCGATCATCACTGATGTAGTTGAACTTGGTACTGTATATGTAGTTGTAGCACCCGTACCAACCGATGCGCTTGTATAATTTTTGAATACGTTTGCCATGTTTATATTATCCTAATGCAATGCTTAATGCTAATGAGTTTGATTCTGCTTCGGCTAAAGTTGCGTAGCCAGCATCGTTGGTGAAAGTACTTACAGTGGAGGGTTGCGTGTAGCTAAATACACCAGTGCTACTATTGTAATTTATATTACCAGAAGCACTAAACTCTGACCTAACATTAGCCTCAACACCTGTAATATTGTTGTAGTTAATAGTTGCGTTAGTTAGGACTGCATTCTGTAATTCATTACTATTTAAGTTAAGGTCGCCCGTCATGGTTGACCCTGCTTTAGCTACATAATTAGTAGCTGCTTGAGTGGCATAGTATTTTGCAGAGAATTCTGAACCATCTACTGTGCCGCTTGTTTTTGTAGCCCACTCTTCAGAAGTAACGGCAGAGGCCGCACTAGCTGTTGCTGAGTTAGCACTATTCGTAGCCTGGGTTGTAGCAGTCGCAGCACTTGCCGCCGCTGCGGTAGCTGATCCTAATATACCATCAACATAGCTTTTGTTTGTTACATCCGCTGCATCTGTAGGTGTACCAAGACCTGTAATCTTATTATTGCCCATCGCAACAGCACCAGACATAGTACCACCAGATAAAGCTAATCGTGTATCACGCTGGGTATCAGTATAGGCTTTAGTTGATGCATCTTGTGCCGCTGTAGGATCGCCAACACCTGTTATTTTGTTGGTACTCATTGCGATAGTACCTGTCATAGTACCACCTGCTAATGGTAGTTTAGTCGCAATAGAGTTTGTTACTGTAGTGCTAAATGCATCATCATCATTTAGTGCGTCTGCTAGTTCGCCTAGCGTATCTAGCCCTGTACCAGCATCGCCAATCAGAGTAGATATTTCATCGTCTACATACTTCTTAGTGGCAGCATCAAGATCAGAACTAGGTGCTGTTAGATTAGTAATTGTTGCGGACGTACCAGCATTCATGTTTAGAGTGCCGTTAACCGTTAGGTTGGTAAAGGTAGAAGTACCAGACCCTGCGGTTACGTTACCAGTTACATCCCCAGTAACATTACCTGTAACTGCCCCTGTATGTACCCCTGCCGTGTTACCAGTTACGTTACCTGTAAGTGGCCCAGAGAACCCTGTATTAGCTGTAATGGTAGTACCTGTAACAGCGTTTGGTGTTGCCCCACCGACGACTACGTTATCCGCTGTACCGCCGTTAATATCGGCAGTTGCTAGTGTAGCCTGGCCTGTTGTACTTACTGTAGTAAAGCTACCTGCCGCTGCACTATTAGCACCAATTACTGTACCATCAATAGCACCGCCATTTATATCAACAGTTGCTAGAGAAGATGATCCTGTAGAAGTTACATCCCCAGTAAGGTCGCCAGTAACATTACCTGTTACGTTACCTGTTAGATTGCCTGTAACATTTCCTGTGACGTTACCCGTTACATTACCAGTAAGGTTTCCTGTTACATTGCCAGTAACATCTCCTGTAACGTCTCCAGTTAGATCGCCCGTAACATCTCCAGTTAGATTTCCTGTTACGTTGCCAGTAACATTGCCAACTACATTACCTGTTATAGTACCTGAAGATGTTATGTTAGTAATCGTAGCTGTAGTAGCGTTCAAAGTACTTAGGGTACTTAGCCCTGTTATATTTAAAGTACCGCCAACTGATACGTTACCTGATGCTGAAATACCGCCACTAAGGAATAGGTCTTGGAAACGTGCGCCATTAGAGCCAAGATCAATTGTGTCATTAGATACAGGAAGAATAGAATTGCCACTTTGTACCTGTACTAGCTCACGCCAAACCGCTGCACCTGAAGTATTACCTACACAGATGTAGACACGACCTGTAGTAGAGTTTTCCCATATACTACCAGGAGCATATCCATCTGCGTTATCATCATTCGCTGTAGGTACGGAATTAGTTACATTATTCTTACCTGCTACACCGCCGTTAGCTAAAGGTAAGTATCCACTGACTGATGTAGCCAATGGTATAGGTGGAGCATCTCCAGTAGCTCCTGTATGCCCATGCCCTGAAGTAGCATTGAAAGCAGCTAGTAATTGGTTAAATTCTGCATTGATTGGTGGGGCTGTAATAGCACTACCATTAACAATACTAGCGGAGGATTGTCGTGTATAACCTGCCATTATCTTCTCCCTGCGGCGCTGAATTCATAGACTAAGCCCTGAATACTGAATGGTTCTGATTGACCGTCTGTCACAAAAGTAGCTCGCACTGAAAAGCCTGAACCTTGAATGTCTGATGTCATGATTGGTTTAGATGCACCGCCGTAAATCACGTTGCTTCCGTTGTAGTTTATGTTACGACCTGCATATGTTGTAGGCGCACCAGCACTCGTCTGAGTATATGTAGAAGGTGCTTTTGTATTATAATCTCCCCAATCATAATCAATCGCCAAATTCATTTCGAATGGGCCTTCTGCACGTACAAATGTGTTTAGTTTTCGTATAACTTTTCGTTGTTCTGTTTCACCAAAATCTAAATAAGGTGTAGCGTAAACAGATATAATATTAGAGCCGTTAAAGCTCGTTCCGTTTTCTTGGCGATAGACTTTACCATCGTGATCTCCATGTAATATAATTTCGTCTGTGCCTACATAATCAGATGTTGCACAACTGGCTCGTATGCCTAGTAGCTCACCAAACTCCCACTCTATTGATCCAGAAGTATCTGTTAAGCCGCCGATGATCCCGATAGCATCGGTAGCAGCAACAACACTACCGCCATTAGTACTGGTAACAAAGTATCTCACCTGTGACTTAGAACGTATAACAACGCCTGTTAAAGCGTCCATATCTTCGTTCTTAATTAAATCAACAAGTGTAGACTGTATTGGCTTAGATAAAGTTTCTAACTCGATATCACCAACTCTAGATGTACCAGCAACAGGTCTAAAACCATCAGGAGACAGGAACATTAAGTCTCCACCAATCTCTAGTACGCTATCTCTAGCCACACAACCAATGTTACTTGTTACGTTTTCGAGAGCAAAAGCATTAGATGCAGTGACTGTAATTTTCTTGATATTCTTATTACCAAATACAAAGAGGTTATCTCGGAATGGTTTAATCTGTACTACATCAAAGCCAGAAGCTATTTGCCCTGCTCCTGCTGCGGATGTCCATGTATAGGCATCATTAGGGGCAGAGTGTGCGATGGCTGCTCTAGTAGCTTCATGTCCACCCAAGAACAAATGGTTCTCAAATACATCTACCAATGCAGGAGCATTTAATGCCTGATTACCACCTGCTGTATTATTGCTTGCGTGGTATCCTCCAGAATGAGATGACTTTATCTCTTTCCAATTTGTACCATTAAATACTATCGCTGGATTAACTCCGTCTACAAAGCATATGTTATTGCCAGTACCGAAGTTAAACTGTTGGTGGCGTAGTCTATTAACAGTTAGACCATTCAAAGTCATTGGACGGGTAACGCTATGATCTAAAGTAAACTTACGCCAACCAATGTTAGCAGTGTAATAATAGAAGCTGTAAGTACTTGCGCCAGCATCTTGTCGAGCAGCTATAACAGTTGTGCTGCTTGTTACATCATTCTTAAAAATAGCAATACCAAGGACTTTGCCTTGGCCTGTAGATGAACCTGCTACTGTTACTTCACCATAATCAGGATCGTATTCATCATACCCTTCAATACGCCGATAGCCCCCGAAGAGGCTAGGTTCATAATTCAACATACGTGTAGCAGCGCCTGGACTGTTATCCGATAAATCTAAATGATTTTCATTGGAATTCAGACCGCCGTTACAAACTAATTTGAAAGATTGTATTTGGTCAGGCATTAATATTTAACCCGTGTGTCACGAATGTATTCGTAATTATTTATGTATAAGGTTTGTAAATCCTTGATCCCTTTTTCAAAGGCCATGAAAGAAGCCTGAGAAGCTTCTAAGTTATCTTTAAACATATAGAGATGATATAAAGCTCCATCTACTAAAACTGTATCGTAGCTATCAGGAATACGTGTAACATCATCCGCTGCCGTAATATCGGAGTAGTTCTGGTAGTATCTGAATTTAAGTGTGTATGCTTTATCTGGCGATGGGCTAACTCCGTAGCCATTACCATGAGAAGAGAATACGAAGCGTGGTACACTAATGCCGTCTGTGCCTGATGCGTAATCATTATCTCTGTGGTTTTTATACCACTCGTCACGATCTATATGCTTCAAGGTCGTAAAGCTTACACCTTGTGCTGTATCTTCTTGGATTTGAAAACTGTTCCAATCAGCTATTTTATAAAAGGAAGGCCAAGTGTATTCTTCCTGACCCACAACCAATGTATCTGTTTCTTCAGCAGCATTAAAAGGCCACTCGAACTCAGCTTGGTTTATTTTAGCTACCGCAGATTTAACAGCATCTTTAACTAATGCTTGTACTCCAGAAGCAGATGCAAAATCACCTTCCACTAGCTCAACTTCATTTAGTCGGCGTAGTACTTGATTACATAAACTGATATAGGTGCTAGGCATATTGTACCCTTAAATAGAGGAATGGGGCCAACACTTAGCCAGCCCCATAAAAAGTTTAAGCTGCGTTATACTTCGCAGTAACCAACGCTTCAGGGCGTAGGATTTTTCTACCATATAGATGCATACCTCTAACGATGTCTGCAAAGCTGTCTGGATCACGGTATGTTTCCGTTTTGTTGATCTGTTCTGCT